GGCCCACCCGGTGAGCCACTTCATCTGTTGGAGCACGTCGCGTTTCGGGCGGAACCTCGAAGACGCGCTGAAGAACGCCAGCAGGCTGAGGGACTTTGGAACGCGGCCAACGTATGTGCACCAGGACATTGATCTGGACACGGATCAGGGCTGGATGTTGGCGGTGCTGACCGGGATGATGGACGAGATGCACTCGCGCAACGTGGCCAAGGATACGCTGCGGTCAATGAAATCGGCGGCTGCGGACGGGTTTTTTGTGGGCGGGCGCGTGCCATTTGGATACAAGGCTGTGGCCGCAGGCAAGCGCAGACGGCTGGAGCCGCATGAGATCAACGCGAATATCGTGCGAAGCATGTTCCGGCTTGCGCTCGAGGAAGGGCTGGGGTCTCAGGCGATCGCGCTGCGGCTGAACGCCGATGGCTTGCTGCGAGACGGAAAACGCTGGGGGAAAACCTCTGTGGACTACATCTTGTGCAATCAGGCTTATATGGGGGTCAGGCTGTTTAATCAGACGAACGCGAAATTTCGCGAAGCCAAACCAGAAGAGCAGGTGATTCAGGTGCCGAGTCACCCGGCGCTGGTGAGCAAGGAAGACTTTGAAAGGGTCAGAATCATGATGAACCAACGCACCCCGCACGAGCACGGGGGAACACCCAAGAGCTCGTTTGCCTTCACTGGCCTGCTGCGTTGTGGCGTGTGTGAGGGTCAATTGCAGATGGTCAACGGCACGGGCCGGGGAAACAAGCTGTATAGCTACTACGGCTGTCTGGCGCATCGAGCAGGAAAACCACGCTGCTTGTTCAAAAACGTGCCTGCTGAAGCGTTTGACGCTTGGATGTTGGAGGAAATTCTGAACAAGGTGTTGACGGCGGATGTGGTGCAGGGGGTGATTAACGACATCCGGCGCAACGGCGACGCTTGGGCCAGCGAGCGCGACTTGAAGCGAAAAGCCATGGTGAAGGAGCTGCGCGGCCTAGAAGGGCGTCGAAACAATTTGTTTGATTTGATGGAGCTGCACGGGAAGAAAACCCCCAACCTTGAGGACGTGACCGCTCGACTGCGCCAACTGAGCAAGGACATCGAGGCCATCCAGTGCGGGCTGGGAGAACTTGAGGCCAAGGCTGTGCCGAATTACAACGAGGTGGACATAGACCCGCGCGACGCTGCGGAAACCATTTACGCGCTGCTGAAGGGTTGTGAAGACAAGAAAAAAATACGTGCCCTGCTGGGCACGTTCGTGGAAAAAATCACGATAGATAGCCAGAAGGCCATCGTTGAATACCGCGAAGAAGCTCTGCTTCGCAGTCCTGCTCCCACGGTTCATAGTGGAATCAGGTGGCTCCCAGTACGAGGGTCACTACGAACCGCCCACGTGGTGATTATGATGCCAAGCACTTGGCCACGGCTGCGGGCTGCGGCTTGAGTGTTGGGGGTAACATGAGCCTTTCTATCTTGGGGAGAGGCCATGAAACGTGCGGCAATTGTTCGACGTGCGGCAGCCGTCGCCCGCAGTGTTTTGACGGTAAATGCAAACCCTGCTGAATTCGTTCGTGAATTCGTAAAAGCTGGAGGGCTTGTGCTGAATCGTGAATTTTGGAAGATCGGAGCTGAGGAGGCTTTGCTTTCGGAAATTGAGAACGCTATTACAAAAGGTTGGTCAGCGTCAAAAGCCACAGCGGAATTCGTTTATTCAGGCCGTGTGCATGACTTCGTTCAATCAAACGTTGATATTTCTGAATACAGCGATGGAATCGACCATATCGGAGAAATTTTTCATACAGAAATCAATCGGGCATTGGGTGAACGGTTTATGAGCGGGGGGGAGGGCACCCTGGGTTTTGCAGGTTGGCGTTACCTATTGAGCCCAAGACATCCGGACCCGGACATTTGCGACCTGCTGGTCACACAGAACCCGTATGGCCTTGGACCGGGCGTTTACCCAGACCGTGAGCGAACACCTTGGCCAGCGCATCAGGGGACGCTGAGTTTTGTTGAAATGGTTTTTGACGATGAAGTGACCGCAGTAGACCGAGCTGGAAGGGAAACCGAGTTGCAGGCGCTGGCCAGGCTGGCCCCGGAGATCCGCGCCGGGGTGTTGGGGCAGACGAAGGCAGCGTATTTCGAGAAAGACCTGCTTCGTCGATGGATGATTCGAAGCAGCACGGAGGCAGTAACTCGTCGATTGGTGCGACAAGGGCTGCTGCCCGTCTAAATGTAGAAAACAGGGTTGAAAAAACTTTCTTTGGGTAAAGTGTGCTTCTTATCTTTTTCAAGGAGACAGATCATGAAATTGGGGTTGATTGTTCTTTGGGTTTTTGCCCTTGTCGGGTGTGCCGTTCCAACCAAGGTTGTTCAGCTCAAAAATTCGTTTGACGAGGTTGAGACCGCGAAACTTTTGCAACGTGGCCCAAACACCATTAAAGGCAGCGCGTTGCTTCGTCAGCAGGGCGGTGGTGTGGTGACTTGTGCTGGCTTGCCAGTTCGATTGGTGCCCGTGACTGCTTATTCTGCGGAGCGAATGGTGCACATCTATGGAAATCTCTACGGTGGATTTGCTTCATTGGAAGCCAGTAAACGGGCATTTGAACCATCATCAGCGGCGTATCTCCAAAATACAAAAGAAACGGTGTGCGACCCCCAAGGGTTCTTCAAATTCAATGATGTTGCCAACGGTGACTTTTATCTCGTCACGGTCATCAGTTGGAAAGTCAGGGAGTATTCATTGGAGGGCGGCGCACTGGCAAAACGGATTTCAGTCTTTGGGGGGGAAACAAAAGAAATTGTGCTGACTGATCGGTAAGGGAAATAGTCGTTTCCACTTCGCATTTCGTGTGCTACAGTTGCGCTGTCAGCTTCGGCTGATCGAGCTTGGCAGCTCGGAACAAAGGCGCAGCAGGTCGCGCCGTAACAGGATGCGGCCTTTTTCTTTTGCGGAGCACGGACACCGTTTTGGCGGGCCGTGCGGGGACATCCCGAGAGGGATGTGCCGGTCCTTTGTCCGGTCTGCCAACCTCGCACGGCTTGCCACCCTTCTCTTGGCGGGGATGGGCGGCAGGTTTCAACCTGTCTCAAAGGAGTCCACCATGACTGACGCTACCCAAACCCCCACCCACGAACTGCGCTTGCCTGAAACTGAGCCTGTGCTGCCGCACGAAGACTTTGCCCAGGTTGTGCTGGACACCCAGCGCAGCTATCAGGCGGTTTCGACACTGATGCTTTTGCTGAACAATCAGTCGCCCGAGGATCTGACGATGGAGGACAGGCAGGGGCTGGCGGTGTTGCTGGAGGGGACGCTTTACCGGCTGGAGCTGGCGCTGGGTGGCTTACGGGACATGGGACGGGCGATGAAGTTGCCGAGTGTGCTGAACGCTGGCGGCTGAATGCTGCTTTCCTGCCCTGAGTTTGCTTGTTTTTCTTAGCTGGGTTGATCTACATTTGCGGCATCCCCAACGGGATGTCTCCTGATCTGTGAATCTTCACGATCTTTCGGGCTGATGGTGCTTAAACGCTATCGGCCCTTTTCTTTTTGCGGCCACGGGGCGGGCTTTTTTTGTCCGCGCGATCTGGCGACGATGCGGCATGGCAAAGGACTGGTCGGCCTCTCTTCTCTCTGTGAATTTTCGCTGTGGCGAGTGTGGCCACGCGTTTGAGAACGCGCCTGATTTGGTGGCTGATGCGCCGGAGCAGGATTGGCACCCTTACCGCTATTTTGCGCATTGCCCGAAGTGTGAGGCGCAGCACCAACCGCAGGCGGGCTGGGAGCGGGCGCTGCTGAAGGCGCACCAGCACTCGACCGGGCCGAAGTCGAAAGAAGGGATTGCGGCCAGTGCTGCGAACCTTACAGGCCACCCCACCCCCGAGGAGACGCGGCGCACGCGCTTCAACGCGATGAAGCACGGGATGAGCGCTCGCACGGCGACTTACTTCCCAGCGAAGCCGGGGCGATACAGCTTTTGCAGCAACTGTGATGTGGATCGCACTTGGTGCGGCCAGCAATCGGCCTGCGTGAAGCAGACCGAGATTTTCATGCTGCACCACGCGGCGTTTGACCGGCGCGACCCGAAGGTTTTGGGGGAGCTGCACGCTGATTTGGCGGCCTCGCTCACGGCGATGCTGCAAATGGCGATACAGGAGGTGCTTGGCGCTGGCGTGACGATTGAGCAGCCACGGGTGGAGCTGGACCGGGAAGGCACGCCGGTGACGCTGACTTACCTGGACGGAAATGGTGAGCGCCAATACATCATGAACCGCCAGATTCACCCGGCCATCAAGGCTGTGACAGAGCTGGTTTCGCGGCTTGGCCTGTCGATGACGGACCTTGGCATGACGGTGAGGGCTGCGGACGACGATGCCGAGGAAGAGCGCGGCATGTTGAAGCTGGACGACAAGACGCGAGAGACGCTGAGCGCTTTCAATGAGCGGATGCAGTTGGCCATGGCCGGGGCCAAAGAAATGCTGAAGCGGGCGGCTGAGGATACGGCGAAAGACCCGGTGCTGGTGGCGCATGAAGCGCGAGAGGGGCGGGCGTGAGAACCACCGTCGCCCAGCGTCTCAAGAGCTCGATTCTTGCTGAGCGGGAGATCATGCGCTTTGCGGTGCCTGACCCGGTGACGGGGGTTCGGCCTCATGCGTTGTGGCACAAGCATGTGCATAACGTGGAGCTGGACCCGATGCAGTGTTTGAAGATGCAGGAGATGGACGAGCACCCAAACACGGTGGACTACAGCTCGCGCCGCACGGGCAAAACGGCGGTGAAGGAGATGTACATCCTGGAGCAACTGGCGACGATGAGCCATCAGGAGTGCGGGATTGTGGCGCCGAGGATGCAGCAGAGCCAGAACAACCTGAACTATCACACCGACGCGATCAAGCGCAGCGAGGTTTTGAAGGCGTTCATCCGCTACGACAACGGGCGACCGCAGCTGCGCGACACGGGGTTTCAGTTTGTAAACCTCTCGAAATGCGGGGCCTACGGGATCATGAGTCAGATTGACGGTGACTCGATCACGATTGCCTCGCTCGAGGAGACGGACGACATGCCTCAAGACCGGCTGTTGAGCCGGTTTTTGCCGATGCTGGGCGCGGCGCGGCGGCTGGGCGTGGACAGCCGGGAGAAGAAGTTCAGCCCGTCGATCCGCATCAGCGGGGTATTCAAAGGCGCGGACGTGTTGCAGCGGCTGATTGACACCGGGGAATACCACGCGCTGCCAGCGGTGAACGTGCACCTAGGCGTGCAGATGGGCATGGTGGACGCGGCATGGGCCAAGAGCATGCAATTGCAACAGTCGCCCGAGGAGTACATACGGCAGTTCCTTTGCCGAAACATCAAGGCACGCAACTGGATCTGGGAGGAGCACATTCGCCGCGCCAATGCGCTCGGCCTGGAAGCCAGCCTGGAGCGAGCTGGGCCGCTGCCGGGGCAGCGCTACAAACGGCGCGGGCTGATCGGGCTGGGCTATGACCACACGGGGCACGGCGAATCGCCCGAGGCCTCGAAGAGCGCTCTGGTGATTACGGAGGTGCTGGGCAACTGGCTGACTTTTCCGTTTGTAAAGTTGTGGCCACCGGGGGTGAGCGATGCCACGCTGGCCAAGGACTTGGTGGCGATTTGGGACTACTTTAGGCCGGACTACGCGATTGGCGATGCCTACGGCGTGGGCATGTTGACCGGGGTGAACGACGAGCTGTTCAGGCGCGGGCTGACGCACATCAACCGCGAGACGGTGGATGAGGGGCAGAGCAACGCCAGCGCCTGGAACCAATGGGCGTTTGCGCCCATGCGGTTTGAGGGTATGACCAAGCACGTGATGGCCAGCGCGCTGCGCGAGGCTTTTCACAGTAACCGGGCGGCTTTTCCCTACGTGGACACGGGCTGGGACAAGGAAGCGCAGGAGTGGATCGCGTTCATGCGCCAGCTGGCAAACATGAAGGCTGTGCCGACGAAGGCGAGCTACAGCAGCTTTCAGATGGCGGATCAGAAGATTGGCGACGACTTGTTTGATGCGGCATGCGCGGCGGTGTATGCCGTGTTGACGCGCGGGCTGGCCGATGCGCCAGCGGTGATTCAGACCCGCAAGACCACACGCGAGCAGCTGCTGGGCGAAAGCCCGCTGTTGCTGGCATGAGCACGGGGATACAGAGGAAAAGATCATGAGCTACCTGAAACAATTGGCCGCCACCGCTGGCGGCAAACTGAGCGAGATGTGGGCCAAGCGATTCCCGTCTGTGGGGGCGAGCACGAAAGAAAGCGGTGTGCGCGTGGCCTCGGACGTGGCGATGGAGCGCATGTATCGGCAGATGTGGGTGGACCATGAGCGCCGGGCCACTGTGCAACTGATTCGCGAGATGGACTTGACGGATGGGCGGGTGAAGAAGATTCATGCCCGCACAGCGCGGGATGTGATTCGGGGCGGGCTGGTGATGCAGACCCGCAGCGCCGAGCTGATGAAGGAATGGAAGCAGTTCATGGGGCGGCTGCAGCTGAACAACGCCGAGAAGCTGAAGAGCGATGCACGCGGGCTGGTGATGGAGGGCAACCTGATGCTGCAACTGGTGCTGGATGACGCGCTGAACGTGGCCTCGGGGGTGCGGATGCCGAGCGACACGCTGGTGCCACTGACCGAGACGAACGGGCGCTTCAAGTCGCCTGCGGCGGCTTGGGAGCAGCGTGACGTGATGACGGGCACGGTGCTGGCCAGCTTTGCGGCTTGGCAGATGGGTGTGGGGCGGCTTGACCCTGACAACTGGGACGATTTGGGCAGCATGGGCCGCCCCATGCTGGACGCTTGCACCAAGACCTGGCGCAAGCTGGTGATGACCGAAGAGGATTTGGTGATTCGACGCCGCACGCGGGCCCCGCTGCGCTTGGCGCACGTGCTTGAAGGGGCTGACGATGACGTGTTGGCGAAATACCGCAAGGACACCGAGAGCGAGAAGGGCGAGATTACGACCGACTTTTACCTGAACCGTAAGGGCGGGGTGCAGGCGGTGCAGGGAGACG